CTACAATACCCGACTCTTTGAAGTGGTTACTCGTGCCCAATTTCCAGCCGACTACAAAGAACGCATGGAGATCAAGCAAGACATCAAGCAAGAAGTTCAAATTGACTTTGCTGGAGAAGTTTCCAGTCTAATCAAACAGTTGCGGGAAACCAAACTGTAGCCTTAAAAACTATTTCGTATTGTGAAATGCAAGGCAGATAAAAATCTGTTAAAGTTTGCATAAGTAGTTATACGAGACCAGTTTAATAAGGAAAACAGTTATGTCCACAACGACACATGCAGTACTCTCAGCATCATCTTCAAAACGGTGGTTAACATGCACACCAAGTGCTCGTCTCGAGCAAACCCTACCAGAACCTAAAAAGTTACCAGGACAATTCGATTTTAGTCTCGAAGGAACAGTAGCCCACTCTTTGGCTGAAATCAAATTGCGCTTGCATTACAATCAGATATCGCAAAAGGACTACGATGAAGAAGTCGCAGAAATCTACAAACACGCCTACTACAACCAAGAACTCGAAAGCCATGTTGACAACTATGTCCTCTATGTCCGCTCCCAAGTCGGAGAACATGATAAGCCACTATTTGAACAGCGCGTGGACTTCAGCGATTGGGTGCCTGATGGTTTTGGTACAGCCGATGTGGTTATACTTTCTAAGCACTCCATTCGCATCATCGACCTCAAGTATGGCAGAGGCGTTCCAGTCCAAGCAAAAGACAACACGCAACTTAGACTCTACGCACTCGGAACCTATAGCAAGTTCCAAGAAGAGTACCCAGAGATCAAAACAATCGAGTACACGATCTATCAGCCTCGTCTCGATTCAATCAGTACGGATGGGACAACAATCGCCAAACTCGTCGATTGGGCAAACTACTACGTCAAGCAAAAAGCACGCAAAGCGTGGGCAGGTACGGGCGACTTCATCCCCGGAGAGCACTGCCAGTTCTGCCGTGCCAAAGCAACGTGCAAAGCGCGCTCGGACTTCGTCAACGAAATAGCTGCACTAGACTTTAGACCAGCACCACTCTTAACCGAAGAGGAGTTTGATTTAGTATTGGCTCGTGCACAAGATTTAAAATCATGGGCAAATGATGTTGAGGCATATGCAACAGAGAAAGCAATTCATGAAAATAAAATTCCTACGGGATTTAAATTGGTTGTACCTAAAGGGCATCGTAAAATTGTGGATTATGATTTGGCTGTTAAGATCTTGGAAGAAAAAGGTTTTAACAAAGATGACATGTACGAACTCAAACCGAAGTCTGTGCCTCAATTGGAGAAGTTGGGTCAAAAGGGGCAAGTAGTATCAATCCTTGGCGGTTTGGTTGAACGACCAGACGGCTCACCAAAGTTAGTGAAAGACACTACTTTGGAAGAGGATTTTAAATGAGCACGCCCCTAATTATTATTTCAACTCTGATATACTTAGGGGTAGCAATAGATCAGTTTATGAAAGGTTCTACGGGACCTGCAATAATGTTTGTTGGGTATACTATCGGAAACCTTGGTATACTCTTGACAGTACGGTAGAGATTGACACCGCTGAAGTTCAATCAAATTTAAGTTAATAGGAAAGCAAGATGGCTACTAAAAATCCTCGTGTTGTAACTGGCAAAGTTCGTTTCTCTTACGCTAATGTGTTTACTCCCGTAGACAAAGGCGATGGCAAGACACCTAAGTATTCTGTGTCAATCATCATCCCCAAGTCTGACAAAGAAACCATTGCCAAGATTAACAAAGCGTTTGAAGAAGCAAAAACAAATTCCGCTGGCTACTTCGGTGGTACTGTGCCCAAGATGTTAAAGGGCGGTTTGCGTGATGGCGATGCAGAGAAAGAAGATGCAGCATATGCAAACTCTTACTTCATCAATGCCAATTCTGTCAAGAAACCAGGTGTTGTCGATGCAGACATGAACACAATCATCGATCCAGATGAATTCTATTCGGGTTGCTATGGTCGTGCAGCAATTGAATTCTTCCCATACAACATGGAAGGTTCAAAAGGCATCGCTTGCGGTTTAGGTAATGTCCAAAAACTGGAAGACGGTGAGCGTTTAGGCGGTGGCGGTATTACCGCAGCAGTAGACTTCGCAACATAATTTACGGCCCGAGAGAGCCTCAATCTCTCTTCTCCTTGTTAGTAGTACCCTCGTTAGCCCCACCGAAGTTTGGTGGGGCGTTTTTTCCACAACTCTCTTATAATAAAAAACACATGGATCAATATCAAGAATATATCGCAGCAAGCCGTTACGCTCGTTTTATTGACGACAAACAACGCAGAGAAACATGGGCAGAGACCGTAGATCGGTATGTCCAGTACATTTTTAGCCGTACCCCAGCAATACAAAACAATGTAGAATTAAAGAATGAAATTTTTGATGCTATCCATAACCTAGATTTGATGCCGTCCATGCGTGCCATGATGACGGCAGGAAAGAGTGCTGATCGTGATAACACCTGTGTCTATAATTGCTCGTATCTCCCGGTGGATGACCCCAAATCGTTTGATGAGGCAATGTTCATATTGCTCTGCGGTACAGGAGTCGGGTTTTCGGTGGAGGCTAAATACATATCCAATCTGCCAGAAGTGCCTGAAAAACTATTTGACTCCGAGCACACCATCGTCGTCCATGACTCCAAAGAAGGATGGGCAAAATCACTCCGCCTACTCATTGCAAATCTCTACGCAGGCGAGATCCCTAAGTGGGACGTCAGCGGAGTTAGACCTGCGGGAGCAAGACTCAAAACATTTGGTGGAAGAGCTTCAGGGCCGCAACCACTAATTGATTTATTTAATTTTGTAGTCAACACATTTAAGCACGCACAAGGCAGAAAACTGCACAGTTTAGAATGCCATGATATGATGTGCAAAATTGGTGAGGTAGTTGTTGTGGGTGGCGTACGTCGCTCGGCAATGATCTCGTTGTCTGATCTTGATGATGAAAGGATTCGTCATGCCAAAGCAGGTCCTTGGTGGGAAACTGCTCCACATAGAGCTCTGGCCAACAATAGTGCGGTGTATAGCGAGACTCCTACGGTTGGAAAATTCATGGAGGAGTGGCTCTCTTTATATAATTCTCACTCAGGAGAGCGAGGAATCTTTAATCGTGAAGCGGCAAAAAAGACGGTGGATAAATATGGACATCGTGATCCGAACTTCGAATTTGGCACTAATCCATGTAGTGAAATTATTCTACGTCCCTACCAATTTTGTAATCTCACTGAGGCGGTGGTAAGACATGACGACACTGAAGAAACGCTTCTTAGAAAAGTACGAATTGCTTCGATTCTTGGCACAATCCAAGCCACTTTTACAAAGTTTCCGTATCTGCGCAAAGTGTGGCAACGCAACACCGAGGAAGAGAGATTGCTGGGAGTGTCGCTTACAGGAATTTACGACAATCCATTGCTCACCACAGAAGGAGACAAATTAAATGCCTTACTTACCAAACTGCGAGAGGAGGCTCGAAGAGCCAATGAGGAATTTGCAGTATTGCTTGGAATACCTAAGAGTGCTGCGATTACTTGCGTCAAGCCAAGCGGAACCGTCTCCCAACTCGTTGATAGCGCTTCTGGAATCCACCCTCGACACTCTAAGTATTACATCCGCCGAGTTAGAGGAGATAAGAAAGACCCTCTCACCCAATTCTTAATTGAACAAGGAATACCAAATGAAGCATGTGTTTATAAACCGGATCAAACTGTGGTGTTTAGCTTTCCTCAAAAAGCACCCGCCGGAATCACTCGATCAGATGTCACTCCTATACAACATCTTGAGCTCTGGCTTACGTTCCAGCGGCATTGGTGTGAGCACAAACCCAGTGTCACTATTTCCGTTGAAGAAAAAGACTGGCCGAGTGTCGGAGCCTGGACCTGGGAAAACTTCAGCGAAATCAGCGGAGTCTCGTACCTCCCGTACGACGGCGGCACCTACCGCCAAGCCCCGTACGAAGAGTGCACCGAGGCAGAGTACAACGAGCTCAAAGCCAAAGTCCCAACGATCAACTGGAACGAGTTCAAAGAAGTAACAGACAATGTGGAAGGGGCGCAACAGTTAGCATGTAGCGCTGGATCCTGTGAGATCTGATCCATGGAAGTGCCCACCGCTAAATCTATACAACTTTAGTATAGCGTGGCGGTGGCGGAGAATGTGATATAGTTGTACTTTATTAACTACCGACTCGTCGGTTTGCCTTGGGAGCATTTATGAAAAAGTTAGTTAACTTAGACTTTGAAACTCGCAGTACGATTGATATCACATCAAGCGGTTTAGATAAGTATGCAAAGTGCCGAACAACAAAGGTACTTTGCATGGCTTATTCAATTAATGGTGGAGAGGTACATCTGTGGACTCCAAATCTTGGAATCCCCCTCTGGATAACCACCAATCTAAAGAACATTCAATTTCAGGCATGGAACGCTGCATTCGAATACCACATTATGAAATATGTGTTGGGTTGGGATGTCGAGTGGGATCAGATGACTGACTCCATGGCAATCGCAGCCGCCAATAACATCCCCCAAGCCCTTGAAGATGCCGCCATATTCCTTGGCACGGCACAACAAAAAGATACGGTTGGCAAACGACTCATCACTAAACTGTGCAAGCCCAACAAAAAGGGGCAGTTTGTGGATGATCCTGTTTTGCTTGACCAGTTGTATGAATACTGCAAGCAAGACGTGCGTACCGAGATGGACATCGTGCGTAACCTACAGCCACTCACACCACACGAGCAAAGTGTGTGGGTACTCACACAGAAAATCAAC